TGCATTGGATAAAGAATTAGAAACATATATAGCTGGTGGTACCCCACTTACTTGGATTATTGGGTAATTGACATCTAACAATTATTATTGTATAATATCTGATTTAACAAGGAGTGTTATCAATGATTGTTGCAATTGCTGGTTCAATGAATAGTGGTAAGGATACCCTAGCCGATTATCTAGTCAATTTCCACGAATATAGAAGAGAATCATTCGCATCATCACTGAAAGATGCGATTTCTTCTATATTTGGTTGGGATAGAACTCTACTAGAAGGTAGAACAAAAGAATCACGCGAATGGCGTGAGCAAATAGATCCATTCTGGTCTTCCCGATTAAACATCCCACACTTAACACCACGCTGGGTTCTTCAACACTGGGGAACTGATGTTGCTAGAAATTCATTTCATAATGATATCTGGATCGCTAGTTTGGAATATAAACTTAGAAATAGTAAGGATAATATCGTCATTACAGATTGCCGATTTACTAATGAATTTGACACCATTAAGAAAATAGGTGGGAAAATACTCCAAGTTAAACGTGGTGATCTACCACCTTGGTATGATATAGCAATATCGGCAAAGCAAGGTGATGAAAACAGTCTGCGAAAATTACAGTGCTTAAACATACACGAAAGTGAATGGTCGTGGGTTGGATTAGATTTTGATGCAATTATATCAAATGATGGGTCAATAGCGGAACTCTATGAAACTGTTGAGAATTATATTCCAACATTATTGAGTTAAATACGGATATTAAAGCCATAAAAAACTTCAAAACAACTAAATACATCAAGAGATGTATTTATAAAAATTGTTCATGGAGAATATATTATGGCTCAACTTAATTCACCAGGTGTTAGCGTAACAGTAATTGACGAAAGTTTTTACACGCCGTCTGCCCCTGGTACTGTACCTTTGATTGTGGTTGCTTCCGCCGAAAGCAAACCAAATGGTGCCAAAACTGGTATTGCACCAGGCACTTTAAAAGCTAATGCTGGTAAAGTATTTTTACTTACTAGTCAAAAAGATTTATCGGATACTTTCGGCACTCCGTATTTTGAAACAGATGCAAATAACAACCCAGTTCACGCAGGTGAATTAAATGAGTATGGTCTACAAGCAGCCTATAGTTTTCTAGGTGTGAGTAATAGAGCATATGTTGTTCGTGCAGATGTCGATTTGGCACAATTAGACCGAAATACAGATATCCCAGCTGGATTACCAGAAGATGGTACTTTTTGGTTAGATACTTATAATACACAATTTGGTATTTTTCAATGGAATGGCGCACCAGCTTCACAACTAGGCGGCCAAACATTTTCTGTTCAAAAACCAACTGTTATCACTGACGTCAGTAAAGTGGATGTAGATAACGACAATGCACCTAAACCAAGCTTTGGCGCAATTGGTAGCTATGCTGTTGTTGCTGTTAGTAATTTAGTTCAAGTATGGTACAAAAAACCAGCAACCACTACCCCAGTGTCTTGGGTTAAAGTTGGGTCTCCTGAATGGAAAGCAGGATTGCCAGTTGCACAAGGCACGAATACCGAAGCATCTATGATTGGGCCGTTAAGTATTGAAACTAGTGATACGTTGGTCATCAATGGTATTAGTATTACTGGGGTAAATTCAATGTCAGCATTGGTAACGGCAATCAATACCGGTGGGGTAGGTTCCACACCACTCGTAGTTGATATTACCGCTGTCATTGTTAATAGTAAATTTACCTTATTTACAAGTGGTGCTGATGTGGACGTATCTGGAAGTATGGTGTCTAAATTAGGATTATTATCCACCACCTACCGTGAACCATCATTGCAAATTAGTCCACATTATCAAGTGCCTGATTATAAAGCTGGATCTGGTACAACTAGTGCACCCAGTGGGTCTATTTGGATTAAAACAACCACACCAAATGCCGGTGCCCATTGGTTTGTAAAAAAATATAGTGAGAAACTTAATGAATGGACTACTGTTTCTGCGCCACTGTATAAAAATAACGCAGCTGCATTAAAAGCATTAGACCCAACCGGCGGTGGTATCCATTTAGCTGCAAATTCAATCTATGTTAAATTCAATGATTCAGAAGTAACTATCACCCAACACGGCAGGACGTATCCTGCATTGGCTAATTTTAAAGTTTACAGACGACAAAATGTAGGCCCAACTAGTATAGTATCGGCTATTATTACTAATACTACTTATGCAACAAATGATTATTCATTTGCTATGCAAGAAACACTGACCAACAGTGATGAATTATCGGCTCCGGTTATAATTTCATTTGTAATCAACGATACTGACAGCGCAACTGTGAGAGCAGAAAGTATTGCTAATGCAATTAATGCCAGTGGGTTAACTAATGTCATCGCAACGATTACCTCAACCAATCAAATAGTTATCTCGCATGTGAATGGCGGTGATATCAAACTCGCTGATGTTAATAATGACCCTTTGGAAATATTATTCGGTGATCCAATAACAGGCACAAATGTTGCAAACTTTTATGGTGGTAATGGCTCTTATCTCGCAAGTAATTGGTCATCTATCATTCCAGGTAGTTCAGACTCATTTATCATCCCACACGATACTGCACCAGATACAATGACAGCTAACGGTACAATGTGGTATGACCCAACCGTAACAGAAGTTGATATTATGGTCCATAATGGTACTACTTGGGTTGGTTATTTAGACGCCACGGCTGTATTATTGAATCAATCAGGTACACCAAACGAAACTGGCACAGATCCAAAGGGACCAATCGTCGGCGCAACTAAACCACTGACGCAAAGCGATGGTACACCATTAGCACACAACGATATTTGGATCGATACTTCAGATTTGGAAAATTATCCACTGATCTATAAATATAACCTAATATCAGCAAGATGGGTGTTAGTCGATAATACCGACCAAACTTCTGAACACGGTATCGTATTCCACGATGCAAGATGGAGTACAGCAGGTGATAAAGCAGAACCAGCTTCAATCGAAGAATTATTGCATAATAATTTCTTAGACCCAGATGCGCCAGATCCAGCATTGTATCCAAAAGGTATGCTGTTATGGAACCTACGTAGAAGCGGTAATAACGTAAAAGAATTTGTTTATAACTATATCGATGTTAATGAAGCAAATCATAGATATAACTACGAAGAGCCGATGACTACATACTTCCCACATAGATGGATTAGTATTGCAGCAAATCAATCTAATGGCGCTGGTTCGTTTGGTAGAAAAGCACAAAGAACTGTTGTTTTACAAGCTATGACAGCATTAATCAATAGCAATCAACAAATTAGAGATGAAGATTCAAGAGTTTTCAATCTATTATCAGCACCCGGTTATATCGAATTATTGAAACCATTGGTAGGATTGAACTATGACCGTGGATTAACAGCATTTATCGTTGGCGATACTCCTGCTAGATTAACACCTGATGCCACAACTTTAAGCAACTGGGGACAAAATGTCAATAATGCATTGGAAGATGGTGATGAAGGTTTAATTACTACTGACCCATATGTTGGTATGTTCTATCCTTGGGGCTATTCAACTGATAATATCGGTAACAAAATTGCAGTACCACCAAGTCATATTATGTTGAGAACTATCGCACTGAGCGACAACGTTAGTTATCCTTGGTTCGCACCAGCGGGTTCAAGAAGAGGTGGAATCACCAATGCATCTAATGTTGGTTATGTTGATGCAGAAGGCGAATTTGTGGCTATTTCATTGAACAATGGTCAACGTGATGTATTAGCATCTATCAATGTTAACCCATTAACATATTTGAACGGTATTGGTTTAGTGAACTACGGCCAAAAAACCAGACAATTAGTGCCTAGTGCAATGGATCGAATCAATGTTGTTAGGTTAGTTATCTATATGAGAACTCAATTGGAGAAAATAGCAAGACCATTTATTTTCGAACCAAATGATAAAATCACAAGAGACCAAATTAAACAACAAATTGAAAGCTTTTTATTGGAATTAGTCGGTCAACGTGCTTTGTATGACTTTATTGTGCAATGTGACACGATTAATAATACTCCAACACGTATCGATAGAAACGAATTATTTGTTGATATTGCGATTGAGCCTGTGAAAGCGATTGAGATGATATATATTCCGTTAAGATTGGAAAATACTGGCGCTATTGCGAAATTAGGAAAATAAGGATTAGGAGAAAATAATGGCTATTGCAGCACTATCAAATTTTACAGTTCCACTAGCATCTGACCAAAGTGCTAGTACACAAGGTATGTTGATGCCAAAACTCGCCTATCGTTTCAGAATTTCTCTTGAAAACTTTGGCGTGTCTGGTAGCACAACCGAATTAACAAAACAGGTATCGGAAGCCGGTAGACCATCTGTTGAATTTGGCTCACAACAGATTGATGTTTACAATAGTGTAATTAACTACGCCGGTAAACCAAAATGGGGCACATTTACGGTTAAATTACGTGATGATGTTTCAGGAGCAGTTAGTAAACTAGTAGGCGAACAAAATCAAAAGCAATTTGATTTCTTTGAACAGAGTTCAGCCGCTAGTGCCGGTGATTATAAATTCACAACACGAATCGAAATGCTAGACGGTGGTAATGGGGCGGATACCGCCACTGTACTAGAAACTTGGGAATGCTACGGTTGCTGGTTAGTTTCAACTGATTACAACACAACTGCATTATCATATAAAACAGTTGAACCAGTCA